ACTGTCGTTATGTACACTATGGTAAACCGCCTTGTCGAGGAATGCAAGCATGGCAGATGGAGGAAATTCAACGGTCGCCCAGCAGACGGATCACGGCCTCTCGCGCCTCCGGAAATGGTGCCAGGGCTGCGGTGATGGCGTTGATCAGAGCCATGACCTCTGGGTGGCGAAACACGTCCAGCTTTTCCGCCTCGCCGTCGGGCCTGGCCCTTGTTGGCGAGGTCCACCCTGGCAAGTCGCTCGTCTGCCGGCCGGGGCCGTGCAGCAGCCAGACCTTCGGGGCCTCCTTGCGCAGCTCGGTCTCGGCCATCAGCCGGGCGTGAGCACGGGCCTGGCGCACTCCCTGATATAGCTGCCTGTAAAGCTTGCCGGCACGCGGCTGGCGGCCTCGGGCCAGCCAGGTCCGGTACATCTCGAAGGGGACGCCGAGCGACTCGGCCGCCACCTGCTCGAAGGCCCCGGCCTTGATCCGGTCAGCCAGGTCGCGGACAAGCTGGGCTGTCAGCCGGAGGCCGGGCATTGGTTGTCTCCAGGAGGACCGCTGCCAGGGGCCGGGGCAATGGTGGGCCGACATACGTGAAGCCGGCCGTCAGACGAGTGCTGGCGTGGGCCCAGAGTCCGGCCCGGCCGGCGGCCATCGAGGGCGGTCGGTGCATCCGCCAGGATCGCGACCGCCGCCGCGCGGCGATCATGGCCGGGTGGGTCGTGGTGCTAAGCGCCCGAAAGCCCCGCGCCTTCCAAAGGGCGGCGACGAAGGTTGACAGCCGATTGCCGATGCCGACCCCCTGGTAGTCGGGCAGCGTGACAGTGCGGTGCTCACGCTTGGAGGGCGGGCCGGGCCCTGGGTGGTGCAACCAGGCCGAGATCGCTACCGGCCGATCTTGCCAGCTCGCCAGGAAGCAGACCGCGCTGGCGTTCAGTTCGCCGCTCAAATAGTGATGGTGTGCGAACAGCGGCCACGCCGATGCCGCGCAGCGAACGACGACAAGGGCGATGCCTGGTCGGCGTCGAAGAAACCTCCATTGAAAGAGCCCCTCGGCCGGCCGATAGACCCAGTCCGGAGTTAGCCACTGCTCGACATCTTCGTGACAGGTAACGGCGACCAGCTGCTGGCCACGGGCCCGCACCGTCTTCTGCAGAGCTGCGCTGCCGACCTGGGCCGCTGTTCGGTCCACGACCGAGGTGTATTCGTCCACGACCACGGGGCCTGGGAAAGGCGGGCTGGCCAGTAAACGAGCGAGGCCTGCGCGGAATTGCTGGCCGGTCGATAGCGCATGATAGGGCCGCAGCCAGGCCGGCGGACTGCTGAAGCCGACGCTCGAAAGCAGCTCGATAACCTCCTTGACCGGCATCGCCTCGGGGAAGGCGTCAAGGACCGATTGCCGCTCTGGCCAGGCAAAGGAAGCGCCTTGGCCGGGGACAAGGGTGGTGACGGCCCCGGGCCAAAGGTGGCGAGCGACCGTGGTCTTGCCGCAGCCTGACGGGCCGACGATCAGGCCGATGTGCCAGGGCTTCTGGTCCAGCGGCAGGCTGACGTCCCAGCTGGCCTTGCTGATCGTGGCAGGGGGCAAATCGAAAATGCCCCGCACCTGCTGGACGCGCGGCGTTTCCTCGATGGGACATTGTAAGGTGATATTCATGGCGTGTTCTCCTCGACGCAAGTCTCCTCGTTCCCACGCTCTGCGTGGGAACGCAAGTCTGGACGCTCTGCGTCCCGTCCGATGCGCGCCTGGCTCGTGCCGCAGAGCGGCCGGCCGTGCGTTCCCACGCGGAGCGTGGGAACGAGGATTCAGGTGGCTTCACGCAATCTTGGCCTGGCAGTGCAGTCCTTCTCCCTGGAAGCGCTGTAGCAAGATTTTCTGTTCTTCCTCGTCCGCGCAGAACACCACGACGAGGAACTGCTCCGCCAGCACCTCTTCTTGTTTGTGCCGGGCGCGGGCAGCGGCATCCTCCTGTTCCACGGCTTCCCGCAACGATCGGCAGGCAGCGCTATCCTGCTCCGTTGCCTCGCGAAGTCGGGTCAGCACTTCCTCGTCGGTCCCGGCCAGCTGGGCAAGCGGGTCGATGGCCAGAAGCAGAGCCCGAGCCTCGGCGTCCGTCACGTCCAGGACTTCCACGTCGAGGACCTCGTCGGGCGTGAGGTCGCGGCGGAGGTGGCCGTCGATCAGCTTGAGCCGGCCGTCCGGTAACTCGTAGGCCAGCACGGAGCGGGCAAATCCCACTTCCTGGTAGAGTTCAGCCAGCACGGCCCGCTGCGCCTCGGAATGGGTGCGCGGGTTCAGCTCGTGCGGCACCAGGTCGCCGAAGCGGACCTTGCGGTGGGCCTTGATGCGGTTGCGCATGGGTGATTCCCAGGTCTAGCAGCGATTCATGGAAGGCGCCTCAGCAACTCCGGGCGATGACGCCGCAGGAAGGTCAATATCCCTTCCAGGCTCACGTACAGCCCGCGCTCCTGGCCGGTGACTTCGTAGCCCTGCACAACGCCAATCAGGACCCGGGCATCCAGGTCGATCAGGCCGCCGCCCGAGCGACCATGCCAGGGCTTTTCCCGCGTGAAGGTCGGGGTGCCTCGGCTGCCCAGGAACGTCGCAGGCATCACTGTGAGCGGCCAGCGCATCTCGTCATAACCCTGACTTTGAAGCCGGCCAGGCTTGTGACCCGCAGGGGCCACTGGCACGCAGAAGAAGGGCCCGTTGTCCAGCTCGATCAGGGAAAGGTCCAACGTGGCGTCGTAGGCCAGCACCCGAGATGCGGCCACGCCCTTGAGGACTGCGTTGGGCTGCGGTGGGCCGTCCATGGCCAGGGGCCGCTTGAGCACCTCCGGATCGACAGCATCTTCGGGCCCAAAGAACATGTGGCAACAGGAAAGTATCCATGTCTTGCCCTTGATTGTGCCGATGACAGTGCCAGATGCCCCGTGACTCTTGATCCGCGCGGCGGCACGGGATGGGTCCCAGCATTGGGCCGGCAACGGGCCCAGGAAAACCAGGACGACAAGGAAGGCCCCGACAAAGCGTTTCATGGCATCCTCCGTTCCAGGAGAAGATCCAGCTTGTTCTCGATGCGCTGCAAGCGATATCTGGCTTCGTCTTGCTCCGTCTCAACGCGGGTGAGTCGCTGGGCGGAGTGATAGATGGTGCTGGTGGCATGGCTGAAGACAGCCAGGAGGATCGGCCCCAGGATTCCACCGAGGAGCCACCAGAGGAGCTTGTTCTGGCCGTTGCCGTTGGTCATGGTCATGGGGTTCTCCGCTTGGTGTTACCATTTGCCGAGGGGACAGCGCTGCTCCTGCCACGCGGCCTTGGCCTTGACGGGGCAGCCGCACTTGCCGCAGCGGTCCTGCACCAGGAAGAAACAGGCCTGGCACAGCGCCAGGCGCCGGGACTGTTCCTGCGCGCTCGCCCGGACCATTCCTGAGGCCACGTGCCGGGCCAGGGCCGTGAGAAAATTGCCGGCTTGCGCCATCAGGCCGGGAACCTCGGCACCGCCACCCCAGGCCTGGCGGTAGGACTCGTCATGGTGAAAGAGCCAGCACAGCCGGCACTGGTCCGGAGTGTAAGGCTCACCAGGGCGAAACCTGTTGCATAAGCAAGGTCGGGTCATGTCGTGATCGTCACCTGGATTGAACCGCCCGGACAGCCACAACCGTTCATGTCGAGGGAGCTAAACACCACGTTCAGCGGACTGCACGCACAGGACGAGGGTGTCTGCGAACTGCCTGTGCCGCAGCTGTCCGGAAAAGCCCACTGCAGCGTGAAGCCGTTGCACGTGCTGCCCGATGGGCAGCTGAAGTTAAGCGTGATCTGGTGGCCGCAGGTCCCTACGGATCCTGTCCCGGTCCAGGTCGAGGTGCCTGCGTTCCAGACCAGGGCAATGGTCCCGCTGGCACAGCTGCAGTTGACCGAGTTCTGGAGAGTGGCGTGCAAGGTCTGGGGCAGGGGGTTGCCGCAGCACGTAACTGTGATGTTGCTATTAACGGTCTGGGTCAATGAGCCCTGCGAGGCCTGCCAGCCGCCTGTTCCAGTAAACTTGGCCGTGATCGCGTGGCTGCCGGCAGCCAGGGCGGAGGTCGTGAAGGTACTGGTGGCACTGGCACCTGTCCCAGACAGGACCGAGCCTGGGCCCAGATCAACGGCTCCGTCGAAGAACTCAACAGTTCCCTGAGGGACCAGGCTGCCCGCAGGGTTGGTCACCGTGGCCGTGAAGGTTATGCTGTCTCCCGCGTTTGCCGGGTTGAGACTGGACTGGACAGTCGTGGTCGTGGTGCATCCTGCCGGCGGACAGGGCAGGGCGATGAGCCGATAGGGCAGAATGCGATACAGGAACTTCCAGACAAATTCACCCGGGCCGCCCCAGGTGATGGCCAGGTCGAAGTACCATGGATTCGTGTTGGGGTACCAGCAACAGGCCCCGTCCTTGAAGAGCAGGGTCAGCGTCCCGTCGCACATCTGCACGGCCTGGTCTACCCAGCGACTCACGACCGGAACACACTTCAGGGCTGGTGAGGGCATGGTCAACTCTGGTCAGTCAGCAGCGTGTGGAAGCGATAGGGTGCCAGTAAAGCTTGCACTCGCAAGGGCGGCTTTCCGTCGGATGGCAGCGACCAGCCTGAGGCGGCACCGCCGGCCGTCAACTGGTGGGTCAGCGCCGGATCGCGCTGGGTGAGGTAATAGAGGAAAGAGACCCACTCGGCACAGGCTTCCTGCACCGCCTCGGGAATGGTCGTGTACCCCGCGGTGTATTGCACTCGAAAGTTGTTGATGCCCGTGGGGAACACCAAGTCCTCGGGGTGCAGCAGCTCGGGATCGGTGTAGGGGATGGCCCTCAAGAGCCAGCCGCGCGCGTCCCACTGGTAACCGGCCAGCTCGTAGGTGTGCATCTTCAGCTCGGCATAGGAGTTGTTGACGCACTGAAGGGCGCCTTGCGACTGGAGTGTGCCGGTGCCTTCCAGGGCATCGCCGAAGGAGCCGGGGACGTAAAGGTCAGCCGATGGCCAGCTCCCGTAATTGGTGCTGTCGCCCTGAGCGACTCCAGACCAGCCGTTGCCGACTGCTGTAACAGCACTCGCCACAGTCGTGATGGTGGGGTTACCTGCGAAGGTAAGCCCGGCAGCCACGGCGGTTTTGACGCCGGCGTTGACACTGACGAGCTGCAGGCCGGTCGAGAGCACCGCAACCCGGGCCTGGACGTTGGCGGCCAGGGTATTCGTGATCTTGAGGACTGTGGTGGGCCGGTAACGCACCGACTGGACCGACTGGAGCGGGTACTGGCGCAGGAGCAGCCGGCGCTCGCCGTTGCCGTTGTAGAGCTCGTCCCAGGCCCGGGAGACGAAGCGGCGGCGACACCATTTTTCGATGGCGTCGGAAACGCTGGTGACGAGAGACTGGATAAGACCGTCCTGGCTGGCGTCGGTGATTGACGAGATGGCCAGCTTGGCCCGGGCTACAGTGATGAGGTCTTTGAGTGCCATGCCTGTTGAATTTCTCTCCGCGTCCTCTGCGTTCTCTGCGTTTCAATCAAACGCAGAGAACGCAGAGGACGCGGAGGCGGGGAGTTACTGATCGTCCACCATCAGGTAGCCGATCGCGATAAGGGTGCTGCCGCCGCTGGTGAGGATGGTAAAGGTCACGGTGTACTGCGTGCCGTCGCTGCCGGCGGAGAGTACGGCCTGGGCTTTGTTTCCGCTAATGGACGTGACGCCAACCGTAAGGTCAGACGGCGAGGCGGTGACGGAGGTAATGGAGCTGATCGAGCCGCCGCCGGAGATTTCCGGGAGGTTCGAGAAGTCCATGCTGTAGGTGCGGGACTCGCCGGCCCGTTTGACGAGAATGGCCAAGGCTCCTCCAGTAGACGCAGGCGTCCAGGTGTTGCTGCGGGTTTCCTCCGTCCAGGTGTTGCCCCGGGCCGGCTCCGTCCAGCCCGGGATGGGAACTCTCGGGCCGATACCTGGGTACATCCAGGCAGAGCGGTTGAGCCTGCGACGCGGCCAGGGCCAGCGCCTCTTCCTGAGCCGCCTTGGCCGCCTCTTGCGGGCCGCAAAAAGGAATTCGCCGGCCATCTTTTGCCCGCCACGGGTTAGCCGATCTCACGGAAGGTGACACGCACGTCGAAATCGGTGGAAGCCCCCGGCGTGGTAAAGAGCCGAATGCCCCAGTTGACGGCGTTGGTCATTACGGGCCGCTCATCGGGCTGCGGCTCATAGCGGAAGCCGATCAGAGAGGGCGCTCCTTCCTGAATCATGGGAGTGCCGCTGTAAGTTGTTGGCTCGGTGCGGCCGTTGGCATTGGCGATGTTGACCGTGGTGCCGGCGGCCTGGTCGCCGGCTTCATGCTTGGCCGGGGTCGCGGCAGTGTAGCTGGAAGGCGAGCCGAGCGTGGTGATCGGAGTCAGCGCCACCTGCATCTGGTAATTGGTTGCATTACTCTCGTTGGTGACAGTGACGGCAACAATCTCCACAACCTTGTTGGCCGGCGCAGTGATGTACCCCAGGGTGCCCGCAGACGTTATGCCCGGGGCCTTGGCGGAGGCCGTGTAGAAACCACGCATGTCATTGACTCCAAAAAAGGTGGCCGAAGAGTAGGCCGACCACGAAGCCCACCAGCAGGGGGATGATGGGGTGCTGCCGGGATGCCTGCAAGGTTTGCCACGAGATGGTTGCCCCTGGCCCGGCCGTGATTGCCAGGAACACGTCGTAGACGATCAGTGCAAGCGCCCCAAGCAGCACGACGCCGAGGGTGAAAGCAAGTGGGTGCTGGTTCATTGCTCGTTACCTGCAGGTCCACGCGCTGGCCCAGAGGAACTTGGATAGCTTGATCCGCCGCAGACCCAGGGCTAACAACGCCGGGGGAGGCGGCTCGCCCCCGGCGGTGCTCTTGAACTCCAGGACGCTCCCGGGCAGGCATAGCCCGGTGTCGGTCCGGGTGCCGCAGTCCAGCGTGTAGCGGTCGCGGTCGTCCTCGACGGCGTAGCGGCGCGAGTAAACCGTGACCACAGGCCCGGGCGTCACATTGCCGGTCAGCTCTTGCAGGCGGGCCAGCAGGTTGGCCGGCAGGATCGACTCCAGGAGGGCCCGCGACTGGCGCTCGTTCTCGATCGCCTGGGCCTGACTGTGGCTGATCTCACTTCGCCACTTGTCCAGCTCTGTTTTGGCGGATAAAGCGTAGTTATCCGTGCTGCCGTAACAGCGAAGGCGAAGGGTGAGATAGTGCTGGCCCCCGCGGCGGGCCTTGCGCAGAGCAAAATCCGTCGTGTCGAGGTACGTCGTCTCCAGATCCTGGCCCTGGAAGAGCGGGTCAAATCCCTCGGTGGGGGCGGCGCCAAGCATGAACCGAGCGACAGCGGGGAGCTGCGCGCTGGGAACGGCCCAGGTGCCGAGGTTGCTGCGCAGGTCGGGCGAGACAGGCAAAGGCGCCATGGCTTACTCCTCCGTGCCGCAGCAGGTGACGCGGACATTACCGGTGGCGAGAGCAGCCGAGAGGTTTATATTCAGGACGTTGTTGGCAGTGGCGGAGAGAACACCCTCGCCCAGATCGATCCAGCCGCTTTCCAGCAAGGGCGTTTGCTGCGGGTTGGTGTCCGCGGCAATGGCTGTTTGGCCCAGGTACACATCGTGGCTCAGGTTGAGGTCTGTCGTGCCGTCGCGGAGCTTGATGGTGAGCACGCCTCGGGCGGCGATGGTGCAATTGGCTGGCACCTGGACCTTGAAACGCATCAGGCGGAACTTCTTGCCGCTGGTCGGTGTCCACAGGGCGTTGTCGCCTGAGGCATTGGCCTGGGCGGTCTTGAAGATCGATGGGGTTATGACGGCTTGCGGCATGGTTACCTCGGGGTTCTTCTCCCCTCTCCCCCGCTTCGGGGGAGAGGGGAGATAAAGGACCGGGGTTTTGGTAAGGCGGGTCCCCGGTAAACCGCCCGGCCCTGGCCGGTGCTTGTTAGGCCACGAGCCGCTGTACGACGCTGGCCGGGTCCTGCTTGCTGGCGGGCTTCCAGTCGCCCTCGCCGCCGAGCAAAACGCCAGCTATATAGGTCGCGGCGACGTTGTTTTCGATAATGTCCATCCGGACCCACTGGACGCCGGAAGCGACCAGCGAGGCCAGCTCGTCGTCACGGACCTCGATGGTCGCCTGCTTGCTGGTAGTGGTGATGGCCGTGATGATCGACCCGGTCACGTCGTTGAACGTGCCGCCGGAGCTGGTGGCGCCACGAAGCTTGGCGGTGATGTTGCCGCCACCGGCGCCGACAAGGACGACAGCCATGATCCGGCGGAACTTGCTGGCGTCGATACCATTGCCGGAGTTTACGGATGTGTTCTGGGCCAGTTGCTGCGGGTTGATGGTGGCAGCAATGCTGAGTCCTTGGCTGAGCTGTTCAAGTGCGAAAGGCATGGAGGGAACTCCAGGTGAGTGGTTAGTGGTGCGTATTACTTTTGGTACCCGTAGGCGCTGACAGAGGCGTTGGTGTTGCCAGCGCCCAGGCTGGGGCAGGTGACGGTAATGGCCGAGTTGACGGCACTTGCGGGCAACGGCTCGGGGAAGCGGATGAAGAGTCCGCCCTGGGCGTTGACCGGCCCGGTGACACCGGCCAGCACGTTCATCTCGAACTTCAGGGTGCCGATGGCGCTGGCCAGGCCGGTGATCGAAACCTCGACAACGCTGGCAGCGGTGGCTCCGCCGCCGGTCACGTCGAAGCCTTCGATGTAGGTGAGCTTGCCGGCGGCAGCCGGCAGGGCAGCGGCGTTGGATTGTGCGGCCCCGGAGGCGGTGTTGGCAACCGGGGTTATGGAGTTGTCGATCTGGGAAAGGGCCATGCGAAGGAGTCTCCAAGAGAAGCGGGCCGGGGGTCAGCAGCGGTAATGAGGCCGCATGACGTGTCCCCCCGAGCCCGCGGGGGAAGAGATCTGGTTTGGTTGGTGTGGCACGCCCTGAGGCTTTGCGAAGGGCGTGTTATCCCCCACGCCCTTCGCAAAGCCTCAGGGCGTGCCACACCTCCACTTTTCTGGCGTCACCCGTTAGTTGAGCACCACAAACGGGCTGACCGTGCTACTGCCGTCCTGGAGTGTGATCGCACTTTCCAGCCACGGCCGGCCGTCCACCCGCTGCACGAACCGCCAGGTCATCTGGTTCTTCAGGAAGTTGACGTGCTCGCTGGCCGCCACTTCCAGCATCATGCGGTCGCCGATGACGTACAGGCTGGGGTCAACCAGCATCACGTCGCCCTTGGTGCCCAGGGCCGGAATCTTCTCCGTGACGTTGACGGGAAGGTTGAGCAGTTTCCAGACGGGCGCCTTGGTGACGCCCTGGTCGATGCTGAGGAACATGGCCCTGCTCGCTCCATCCTTGAGCTGGAGCAGGTCGCTGACAACCGTGGGGCTGACGTACCAGACGGCCCGGTTGTAGCTGGCCGGCAAGAGCTTGGAGAGCATGCCACCCACATCGGCAAAGCTCAGGTGGCCGGCCGTCGTGCGGTTGTAGCTGATGGTGCAGCCGGCGTTGAGGACGCCCACCGGCTTGCCCACACCGTTGCCCTGGAGGAAGGCGTATTCCTCGTACCACGCGCAGGCCTTGCCGAAGAGCGTGAACAGGAACTTCTCCAGGCCAAAAGCCGCGTCCTGGAGCAGGATGTTGGAGCTGACCGAGTAGCCGGACAGCTCCTGGGCCTTCAGCTCCATCATCTTGAAGGCTGGCTCGGTCTCCGTGCGCTGCTGGGCCTCAAAGGTCCAGTTGGCGATGACGCCGCCGAAGAACGGCGAGTTGCCAGCAGCCTGGGCGGTGGTGATGTCCAGGTACGGGAACTGGAGAGTTGCACTCGCCATTGGTTGCACGAAGGCCCGCTGGCGGAAGGTGCTATCCTCGGCGGCGATGGCGAGCAGCTGCTGGTAAAAGTCGGGCGGGACGATGTAGCCGCCGGTGGCGCCGGAGGTCTCCCCCATCGCGGCCTTCTGCCAGGGGTTGAAGGCGGAGCCGTAGACCTTTTCCAGCTTGTCCACGGCCTTGTTGCGGCTATCGGGCCTGGCCCGTTGCGACATGGCCGTGGCAACGTTCACAAGCCAGTCGCCGAAGCTGCGTTCCGGATCGCCGTCGCCGCCGCCGAAGAGGATATCCTTCTGGACGCGGCGGCACTGGCCTTGCGCGTCCTGGACCTGCTTGACGGTGGCGGCGATAACCGTATCGAGTTGCCTGGTGAGGCCGGAAACCGCGGCTTCAACGGCCCGGGCCATGAGTGGCCCGTACGGATCGCCGGGCACGGCCTCGGCCACGCCCTGGTCAATGAGGGAGCGGGCAACCGGCCCCTCGTGAATATCGAGGGTGGCCCCGGCCTTGTGGCCCAGGTGATCTTTCTTGAGGGTCACGAACATGGGATTCCTTTTGTGGTGAGTGGTTAGTGGTGAGTGGTGAGTGGGAAAACCTCGGTTGTGCAGCTCATGCCTCCAGTAATGCGGCGGGCCGACGCTTTTATCGCCCTCCCCGTGGCAGCACCTGGCATGATGACGGCAGCTTGTTCATGCTTGGCTTCCTCTGCGTTCTCTGCGCTCTCAGCGTTTCTATCTGGCTTTGAAACGCAGAGAGCGCAGAGGACGCAGAGCTAAGCAGTCCTGATCAAATCCGTCCTCGCGCCCGGGCCACGACGTTCATGGCTAGGGCGGTGAGGTCCAGCCCGCCGAGGCGCTGGGCCAGGGCCGCCTCAATCTCTGTCAAGGCGGTGAAGCGGACAGGCGGGCCGGGCGCAGCCGGCGCCATTGCCGGCAGAGACTTGATTCCTAAGGCTTCCAGAAAACCGGCCGGCAGAGGCCCGGCCTTGGACACCGCTTCCACCGTCGCCTCCGGATTGGTGCCGAAGGGGCACACGGCGTACTCCAGCAGCAGCCATTCATCGATGACCAGGGTGTCGGAAGGCCAGCCGCGCTGCCCGGCCTCTGCCGCGTCGGGGTAGTGCACCTTGAGCGGCAGAAAGCCGATGCTCTTGGCATTCAGCAGATTGGCCTGGATCAGGGCAAACACGCGGTCCGGCGCCCACGGCTCCTCCGGGTTCCAGTCGGCTGGGGCCGGCGGATACTGCGTCTTGGCCTTGATGCCCAGCTGCGGCCCGTCCTTGACGCGCTTCCGCCACAGCGACCTGCCCACCGGCGGCGCGTAGTAACAATGATTGAGGGTCACGACCGGGTTCAGGCTGAACTGCGAATCATTCATGCCGCGGGCCAGCACGACCTGGTTATCCCGGTCCAGGGCCTCGGTGCTGATCCAGCTAACATCGGAGCGCTCGCCCGGGTTCAGCTCGGTTGCAGCCCCCGCCTTGGCCAGCCGGCGATAGGCGTATTCCTTGTCCCTGGGCAAGGTCTTGAGCAAGGCCTCAACAGCATGGGCCTGGCGGTCCTGCAAGGGAAAGCCCAGCGGGCCCTCGCAGTCAAACAGCTTGCGGTCAAACGACATGGTTAACTCCGCCTCTTGAATTCCGCTAATACGTCCTGGATCCTGGTTCCCAAACTCCTGGTTCCCAAACTCCGTTTGGGAACCCACTCCCGGAAACTCCGTTTCCCGCGCCTCGCTCGTCTCGGGAAACAGAGTTTCCCGGAATGGCGTTCCCAAACAGAGTTTGGGAACGAGAGCGAAGAGCGATCGAGAGCGAACGAGAGCGATTCACCTATTCATCCACATCCTGAGGCACCACCCCCGTCGTCTGATCCGCCTCGGTATCCGATGGCCCCGGATCGATCTGCCCCGTCGTCCCGCGGTTGGGTGCATCGGTCGGCAGCCAGTGAGCAGGCAGCCAGGGCACGTTGCCCCAGGGCACCGGCGGCAGGCCACGCTCGCTGCGCTGCTCGTTGATCGAGATCACGCCGTACTTCAGGTCATTGGCCTGCTGCGTGATGCTCAGTTGCATGTCAACCGGGATGGGATCCTCGCTGGCCAGGAACAGCCGGCCGGATGGGTCAAAGAGCGGCACCAGCTGCTCGTTGAGCTTCTCATCCCGGCGCTGCAGCCGCGGGCCGATGGCCAGCTGCATGTGCATGACCTGGCTGGCCATCAGGTTGGCCAGGTTGGTATTGGTCGTGAAGTAGGCGATCGGCACATGGAAGGCGTTGGCAATGTCCTCCTTGGTCGCCTTCATGTCGGCCAGGGCGGCGAGGTCGCCCAGGCTCTGGTTCAAGAGCTGCACCTTCATGCTGCTCTCGGCCACCATGATCCGGCCTGCCCCCCGCCGCCGGAACTTCTGGTTGATCTGCGACTCCAGCCGGTCCCGTTCCTCCTCGCCGATCACCGCGTCGGGGCTGACCAGGGCCGAAGGAATGGCCCGGTTGTCGTAAATGGACGCCTTGGTCGCCGCATACTCCGAGGTCAAAGAGACCTGCTCGAAGGCGGCTCGCAAGGGCGACAGCCCGCCCGTGTAAGGGTCGCGCGGGTCGGGGAAGCGGAAGAACACAATGTCCTCCGGCGCGAACCGCTGCTCCCGCGCCCCCGTCCGGTACTGGTAGTAATCGACCGGCTGCGGGCTGTCCGGGTTTCGCTTCGGCGTGACGTTCTGGGCCGGCAGCGGCCAGATGGCTCGCGGCGTGCCCAGGGCATCCCGGTCCAAAAACCAGAAGGCCCGGCCATGGACTTCGAGGTACACCTGCGTCAGCTCCCACAGGTCGAAGGGCGACAGCGACACACCCAGCGGACTGGGTTGTTCGAGCAGGCCCAGGATGGCATGCTCGGTGACCTCCTCGAGCCGCCAGGCGGCCTTGTGGCGGACCGCCAGCCGCGGACTGGCCCGCAGCTTTTGTTCCAGGCGCGGTGCCAGGGACTTGGTCCGGCACTTGGCCGCCGGCTGCCCCTGGGCCGTGGTCACGTACAGCCGCGGCGGATAGCTGGCGCACACCGCGGCGTTGATGCTGATGCAGGCCCAGGCCGTCCCCTTGAGTTCCTGGAGCAGCTCATTGGGCGTCGGCTCCCGGCTGCGCTTGAAGGCATCGATGTACGACGAGCCCGACCACTGCCCGCCGGCCAGGACCGCCGGCATGGTCTTCTTCCACAGCCAGTGCGAAAACCGGTGCAACAGGGCACGCATCAGGTCCGCCTCCCGCGCTTCTTGCACAACCACAACCTGAATTTGCCACGGCCCAAGTGATGTTGCGATGTTGGTTGTTGGCTTTGAAGCCAGCCTGTGCCAACGAACGCCACTGTGGGTCTTCTGCTCCTCTGTCCCCTTTGGGCAGAGGGGCCGGGGGTGAGGGGAAGGGCCTTGTTATTTCGTGGATTTGACGGGCAAAATGGGGCAGGGTGCCTTCACGAGAGTGATTGATAGCCCTTCAGCTGACGTGGTGAGAACAGAGATAACCTGGTCGGCGCTCGCAAGTGGTTAGGCGGTCGCCGAGCTCGCTCCGATTCCCGGCACCCTTTCACGCCGGATTTTAGTTGACAGCCAGGCGGCGGGCGCGGACAATTCAGCCGGTGGTCGATCCGAACAGCTTTGGGTGTGCCCTGGGCTAGACAGTGCGCACCACCGCGCTCGGTTATATTGGGAAAAGTTCGGGGCAACGTACAGGATTCTAGGCTGCCTGCCCCGCCGCCGGCCCGGTTGGCGTGCAACCCTGAGCAAGCGAGGGCGGCGGGGCAGGCAGCCTAGAATCCTGTACGTTAGGTGGCAGAGCGGTGATGCCATGTTCGTTGGAGCGGTGCTTTTTCTTGCTGCCACGGTTTCGTCGTCCGTGTTGCCGGCAGCAGCGGCCAAGGATCGCTGGCCCGATGTATCCATTGTGGTTTTCCGGCACCATCCAGGTTTGCTGGAAACCGAGGCAAGAATGGCCGCCCGGAAGCGCGACCATGAAACCATCTTCAAGGCCCTTCAGGCCGCCCGTATCGGCTTCAGGTGCGCGGGCGGCTTAGGGAGTGGCTACGAGTTGTCGCTTCGGGCCCGTGACCTGGGCCGGTGGAAGGCTTTGATCGACCACCTGCACAAGAGCAAGGCGCTCGACTATTACAGCAATTGGGGCCTCGATGCGCATGGCTACGGCCTGGTCCCGGTGCGGTAGCCTGGCACAGGGCGTTGGAGAGAAACAAGGCCTAACCCAACATTGCAGGTGCCCGGGCCGGCATCCTGGTTTGCCCAGGTCAAGGTGTGTCGCGCCGGCCCCGGCACCTGAATTGGCCGTTAGCTGACGCGGCTATGAGGTGGTGAGGCATGGTTGCGCAAGAATCCGGGTCGCCAGCTCGCAACTTCTGGGCCTGCCGCACGGCATCCCCCTTGGTGCTGTTGGCCGTTTCCGTAGCGGCTGTCGCTCAACAGGCGCCCGCCGCCGGTCCGCTCCGCAAGGACGTCTTTGTTCAGCTGGAAGCAGAACTGAAGCGGCTGCTGGAACAGGCCGAGCGCGAGCCCGGCCCGGAGGAGCCAACCCCTTCGCGCGTGCTCAGTTACTACCTTCTGTCGGGGCTGGCCAGTAGCGGCAAGGAGGCGAAGGGCCTGACGCCGGCTGAGTTGCGTCCCTTCGGGATTGGGAAGGGAACCCGGCACGTCAAGGTCGTGGACTTGGCCGAGGGGAAGCGGGTGGCCCTGTGGCACGACGAGTTCTGCGCGCGCAGCTCAACTTTTGCGATCAGGTGCGCCGCCTATTGTGTCCGCCGTGACGGCGCCTGGCAAAAGGTCGGCGGGGGCTGGGTTCTGGCTGACAAGTAAGCGGCCTGGAGAAGAAACTGGAAGGTTGGCAGTCGGGAAATATGTGGATTAGTTTTGTCTAACAAAAGGATCCAGGTGACGGGGCCGGCGGCCTGGCTTCCCTCGCTTCAACGTCCGCAGGGCCGGCCCCGCACCTGATCCTGGCGTTAGGCAGATTCCAGACCAAGTGAAGCGTTTCACCATGCGTCGGCTCCTGTTCGCAGCGAGTTGCCTCTGCGCTTGGACCCTTCTGCTGGCCACCG